GACGGAGAGTGAGGCGTGCAGCGGGATTGTGAATGACACGACGGTAAATCGTGTCAACATGAGGACCGCTGCCGGATACCCTTACGGGGGAGCAAAGGGGAAGCTTTTTGTAGCTGACCCGGATGACCCACTCTCTGACAGGGTGGTGATGTGTGACAGTTTGCGTAAGGACGTGGCAGAGATGCGCGCCCGGATGGCAACTGGCACGCGCGTCAACAGCGTTTTCAAGGCGTCGCACAAGGACGAACCGGTGAAGATCGGTAAGGAAAAGGTGCGGGTCTTTGAGGGATCTCAGGTGGCTTTGACCATTTTGATCCGCACGCTGTTTCTACCTGTGATGTCGGTGTGTTTTCTCTGCCCATTGTTGTCAGAGAGCTCTGTGGGGGTGAACCCCTACGGTGCAGCATGGGATGTGCTGAACAGCTACCTGGCGCAACACAACGACACAGCCAAGGTTGTGGGGGATTGGCAGAGTTTTGACTACTCTGAAGCCTACCAGGAGATGATGGCTGTGTTTTCTGTGCTGATTTATTTGGCAGAGACATACGGTCGTTACACGGCTGAGGACATTGCAGTCATGTGGGTGTTGGCAGAGGAGCTCTGTCGGCACTACGTGATCATGCGAGGTGATGTGTTTTACGTGGAAGGCGGGAACGCCTCCGGAAATGCAATCACCGTGTTTCTCAACAACTTCGTGAATGGGCTGCGCATGCGCTCAGCCTTTTACGGGATTGCAGCGAGCTTGCCGCTGAGCGAGAGAACTCGCAGTGCGGCGACGTTTGTTGCCTTTCGGCCGCCGCCGGTCTACATGGGCCACGTGGAGCTTGACCCAGGCTACCGCTCCCATTTGGGAGGGTTGCTACCTGGGGTCCACGGGCGCTTCATGGATTACGTACTTGCTACCTTTTACGGTGATGATTTCATCCTCGCCGTGAAGAGCCAGCACATTCCGTGGTTCAACCAGCGTTCGCTGGCGACTTGGTTCAAGGACCAGGGGAAGGTGATGACAGACCCGTCAAAGGAGGAATTTACCTCCGACACCACGCAGGACGCGGACGTCGACTTTTTGAAGCGGCAGTTCCGTTACGATGCGGAGGTGGGGCGCCATTTGGCGCCACTAGCTGTGAACTCGATTTTCAAGCCACTTTTTGTGGTGCCTGAGAAGTTTGCGTTCACAGAGGAGTTCCACTACGCCGAGGTCATTTCGGCCGCGGCGCGGGAGTTTTTCCAGCATGGTCGTGAAGTC